GGAGCTGCTCAAGCGGTGTCCCGAGATGCCGGGGGAACCGCGGGCACCGAATCGTAAGCCGCGGTGGCGGCGCGAGGCGAGGAAAGCGGAGAATGAAGCTCGAAGAGCGGCGAGCTTGGGAAAAGCGAGTCGGGTGGAAGGAACCACGGGAGAAGCGTGAGCCCCCTTGGTGGGCTCGGCCATGGGGAGTGCAATGGCCGAAGGAGAAGCCGCTCAAGCCTGAGCGGGTTAGCCTGGAGAGGATGAAGGAAGAGGAGTGGAAGAAAGACTCCTGAACCTCCCTGAGCACCCCCTTTCCCCCGAGCCAGCTTTGTGGCGTCCGTGCGGCCCTTGATCGTTGGGCGGCAAGCCCCCAGACCGCTCAGCGGGGTGTTCCTGTCTATCGACAGGCCCTAGAGGGCGCGGAGGTTCGAGTCACTTGCCTCGCTCCCGTCGCACCGAGGAATTAGGTGCCCTGATCTTCGCCGCGAGTCAAGGCCGTGGTATTAGCGGGCATGAAAAAGCTTCGCTGGGGCTCGAGAGGGCTCGAGCTGGAGGAGATGATCATGGGCGATCCGACGAAGGTACCCGATCCGAAGGAGCCGCCGCCCGAGAAGCCGGACGACGACGAGGAAGAGGAGAATGGCGAAAAAGCCTCGGCGGCCGGTGGTCGATCTTGAGTTGGCGGTCGATGCGGTGCTGCTGGCGTTCGAGCGGGCGACCGACGAGGAGATCGAGGCGGAATACCAGCGGATCCAGAAGGTGAGTGAAGATGGCGAAAAAGCCTCGGCCTAAGCCGCGGCCCAAGGGCTACTGATGCCCGAGATCGATCTCGAGCTGGGGGATTTCACCACCTACGGGCAGTACCTGGTCCTCGACATCACCGGGGGCACGATCCACCAGGGCGCCGGGCAGGGAGTGGTGGTGTCGCTGGGCAACGAGGTGTCGAACTACGATGCCGGCGGGGTGATCCAGGTCGGCGAGACGCTGCTTTTCCGCGACGGGACGCAGATCAAGCTCTCGAGCGGCGAAGGTGGGAAAGACCTGGTGTTCGTCTCGATGGCCGACGTGCTGGCGATCGTGGTGCCGCCGGCGACGACCCCCGAGACCACGCCTGGGTGATCGCCTTCGTGGCCTTCCTGCTGGGTCTCGGGACGTTCATCGTGGCGTGCATCCTTCTTATAGGCGTGGTGGTCGACGTGCTCGAGAAGTGGAGGCACGGTGAATTCTGACCGATTCGAGGAGTTTCATCGTCGCCAGGCCGAGCTCGGGGCCTGCCGTTGCCCTGAGTGCCGGGGGAATGTAGGAGTTGCCACGGCGGCCGCCGACCTTCGAGCCCCTGGAACCGGCGTTGCGGACGGGCACCCCGGGGATCGGGCGGCGGCTGCCGCCCCTTACGCCCCTCTGGACCCCGACGACTCGCGCTGGTTCGCGCCGTTCGGGCCTACCCACGGGTATTCTGCCTGGGAGGACGCCTTCAAGCCCGGCTGGGCATCGTCTTATACGAAGCGATGGCCGCGCGATGCCATCTGAGGACGTTACGCTCGAGGAGCTCTCCCTCCAGATGGAGGCCAACGCTCGAGTGCTGGGGCTGATCCTGCTGCTTCTCGCCGGTTACCCCTTCCCGCGGACGATGATCGAGGAAGTCGCCAGCGCCTGCGGGGTGCATCTGGGGGATATCGAGTTCCCAGCCCACGGGGGCCACTGATGCGGTTCGTCGAGATTTGCCCGAGTCTCTGGGTGAACCCCGAGTACGTCCAGACGGTGGAGGACCATCGCGGCGGCGTCCGCCTGGTGATGAAGGACGGCGAGGCGTTCGAGGTGGAAGGGACCGCTGAAGAGATGGTCGAAAGGCTAGAGTCCGCTGGCCGCGGAGGCATCAGCCTGGTGAAGCGCAGTGCCTGACGAGGACGAGCTCCTTCGCGACGACCAGGCCCGCCAGGCGAGCCGCTGGCCGGTTTTGCCTGATCCGCCCGAGTTGACCGACGAGTTGGAGAACGAAGCACGCATCGTGCTCTTGGCTGGCTTCCCGGCGCAGTGGTCCTCGCGGATGCTCGAAGCGTGGGTCGGCGCCGTGGACAAGCTACGCGCGGAGCGACTCATGCTGCTCCGCAAGCTCGCGGAGGCGCTCGACGGTGTCGGATGAAGACGATCTCCTTCGCGACGACCAGGCCCGGCAAGCCGAGATCGCCAAGCAGATCCACATCCACCGCCGCCTCGCCGAAGTCGGCGCCTTCTCGCTGTTCGTCCCCAGCTCCTTCCAGCTGCCGTGGTTCCAGACCGAGAAGAAGGTGACGACCCTCATCAAGGGCAACCAGGTCGGCGGTACGACTTGCCTGGTGATCCGCATGCTCGCGGCGTGCCTGGGAACGTACCCACTCGCCATGGGCGGCATCGTTCCGCCCGACTGGGGTCAACTCCGAATTCGCGAGAAGCCGGGCATGTACCTGCTCATGGGGAAGAACTTCACCAAGACCATCCCCGACGTGATTCTTCCGAAGCTTCGGGAGTTCGTCGCGCCGAACATGCTGTCGAAGAAGCCCAAGAAGAACCAGATGAGCATCCCCTACGTCTTCTACTTCAAGTCGGGCGCCGAGCTGCATCTGGCTTCGTACGACCAGGACGCCGAGTCGTTCGAGGGCTCGCTCTGGAACGGCATCGGGTTCGACGAGCCGCCGACGCGCGAGATCTACATGGCCTGCCGCCGCGGAACGATGCGCACCCGCGGGTGGATCTTCTTCTGCATGACGCCGCTCAGGAACATGTGGGTTTTCGACGAGATCCATATGCCTGCGCAGGAGGGGAAGCTCCCCGACGTCGCCGCATTCGAGTGCCACAGCCACTCGAACTGCGTCGAGTGCAACCCGGGCGAAGGGCACATCCCTCACCACGAGCTGAACAACTTCTTCGCAGGCTTGACTCCAGCAGAGCGGAGGGCGCGAGAATTGGGTCTGCCGTTGGACTACTCGAACGTGAGATATGCGTTCGTGACTCGGGAGACACACGTCGTACCTAACCTCTGGTGAGATGATCGCGATGAACCTCGACGGCGGCATGATGAATCTCGACGCGCGGCAGTGGCCGCTCGTCGAATCTTGCGACCCGTCAATGACTCGCGGTCTCTACGTCACCTGGGCGCAAAAGGATCCTCGCACCGATCGCTGGTATGTCGTTTGGGCTGCGCACATCGAGGATGCAGCCGTTTCAGTGATGGCGGAGCAGGTAAAGCGAGAGCGGCGGTTCATCGGCAAAGAGCCGGACTTGGCGATAATGGATGCCAAAGGCGGGCGAGCGCGAGTTGATAAGGAACGGGATGAAGATTGGTTCGTGAGGTTTCGCCATCTTGGTCTCTATTATGTGCCGAATGACGAGCCCGCGCCGCTCGAGGAGCTTGACGAATGGCTGAGGCCGGTCTGGGACCCTGTCCTGGAGAAGATGGTATCGAAGCTGATGTTCACGGAGAGAGTGGCGGACTTGCCCCGGGGACCCTTGTGGGCACTGAACCGTTTTCAGTGGGACCCGCTCTCAATGAGCGCGAAACAGTTACTCGGCCAACCCGGGAAGGACTTCGTCGATACGTTAAAGTACATAGTCAACCAGAAGGCTATCAACCGGGGCCTCTCGAGTCGCGATCGAAATGGCGCCAAAAGGCGGGCGCAAAGCCGGCAGGCCAAAATGGCCGAAAGCTACGGCTTCGGAAAAAGCGCCGACCAAAGGCGGCCGGCGTCCCACCGCCCCCAGATCTGGGCTCCGCCTTCGTACCGGTAAGGAACTACGACTCGGTCGTTAACAAGCTCGCCGAGACTCAGAAGCTCCTGCAGCAGTCCGAAGGCCGGCTGGAGTTCATCTTCGGTAACCCGCACTTGGTCGCCCTGGCCCGCGGCGACCTATATCTAAGGAAGGAGGCCGTCGCGGCGTTCCAGGTGCCGCTCGGCTACTTCCTGTTCCATGTGATCCCCGACTGGGTCCGTGGGTCAGCGGCCCAGGCGGAACCGGTGGCGCCGTCGTCCACGCCGCCGGACGCGGAGCCCCGGGAGGCGTTGACTATTCCTCCAACGCCGTCCCCCCCTGCCGCGGTTGGTCCACCGCCGCAGGACCCGGGGCTCCGTAACACCGTCGTCGCCGTGGTCACCGCCCTGGCCGAGCTCGGACTCATCCAGGTGCCTCAGGCGGGCAGGCCGCAACTCCCGGTCGATCTCCATCCCGGCGCTGCTCCGACCGTCGTCGACAACCAGATCGCCGGGGCATGGGCTCCGCCTGCGAGACCGCCAGTCCTCGGCCCCCGCTCCGCCGTCCGCCAGGCCCTCTACACCCTGCTGGAGCGAAGTTAGACAAAGCCTGACGATCTAGGGTATTAGCCCCGCTAATGCCCGGGATGTTCGAGACCCCGAGGGACTACGAGGCGGCCCTCGTCCCCGGGTTAGCCGCCATCCTCTCCGACCTCGCCCCCTCGCCCGGCTGGCAGAAGCTCCAGCAGGAGTCGTCGCAGGGCATGCCGCCCGAGATCCCCGGCATGGTCGCCTCGCCCGAGGTGGTCATCGAGAAGCTCACCAACGACAAGATCATCACCCAGCACGCTAGCGACATCGACGAGTCCTCGACCGCGCGTCAAGAGCGGGAAAACGAGTGGCGCGTCTCCGCCGACCTCTACAACAACTACGGCGACGATTCCGGCAAGGCAGCGTGGCAGGCGCGCGTCTTCGTCCCCCAGATCTACAACAAGATCCAGATGGCGAAGTCGCTGGTCAAGGCTTCGCTCCTCGAGAACCCGCGGTGGTTCTCGCTCGAGCAGCTCCCGGCGTGGAGTGCCGACACCGCCAACGTGAAGTTCGTCGAGCATGTGCTGGGCGTCGTCCTCGAGAGTGCCGACTTCGTCGAGGAGTACATGAAGTGCCTCGAGGAAGGGTTCCTCTACGGCACCGGGTGCATCAAGTTGACCTGGGAGCAGTGGGTCGAGCGGTCTCCGGAGATGATCGAGGTCCCGCTCTACGAGGACCCCCAGCAGATGCAGATGGCTCAGATGATGGGCCAGCCCACGACCCGGCCGCTCATCTCGTCGTCGCCGCATCCGAGGTCGTCGCTCCGCGCTTACCAGGTGCCCATCTGGAACATCTACCCCGACCCGTTCCACGAGGACTACCGCCGCGGGCGTTACATCATCGAAGAGCTGATGGTCGACCAGGAGGAGATCGAGGACGGCATCAGACTCGGGCGGTATAATTGTCTTGACGACATCAAGGATATCGGCGAGCCGGCGAGCACTACCTACGAGTTCGAGCGCCGGCAGCGGGAGGGCCGGCAAACGTCGCTCGGCCGCCGCGGCCCCCGCAAGCAGCACCTTCTCCAGATCCGCTACGGCAACTTCTACGACGACGACGGCCAGATGCTCGTCGAGAACTGGGTTTCCATCGTAGCGAACAAGAAGAAGGTCATCGCCCTCGACTCCAACCCGTCCATGACCGGGTCGCGTCCGTACATCCTTTCGACACCCCTGCCGATGCGCGGATCGCCCTGGGGCCGGGAGATCATCTACGCCGCCAAGCCGCTCCAGGTGGTGCTGAACAGCATCTACAACCTGATGATTGACTCGACGACTTACGGGGTCATCCCGGCGTGCACGGTCAACAAGAACAAGCTCGACCCCGACGAGGATTTCGATGCGTTGACGCCTGGCGCCGTCTACCACGTGACCGGCGACGGAGCGATTCAGCCGCTGAAGATCGCGACCACGCCCAACGAAGCGATGCCCATGATCCAGAGCTTCGAGGCGAAGATCGACGAGTCGACCATGATGTACGGCACGCTCGCCGGCGAGCCCCCGCTCAAGGGCCGCGCCACCGCGACGCAGTACCGCGGCGAAGTCTCGCAGGGCCGTGCTGCGGCGTCGATCCTCGCCCACGGCCTCGAGAAGCGCGACCTCGAGCCCGCCGTGCAGCTCGCCTACGAGAACATCCTCCAGTACTTGTCGGACATCAGCGAGCCGCGCCTGCAGGAGGCGTTCTCGACGTTCATGGGACCGTCGACGTTCCTCGACGAGTGGAACCGCTACAAGCTCCTGAACACCAAGTTCCAAGTCAGAGCCCGCGGGTTGTCCATGCAGCTGGAGCGAGAGGAGCAGCTGCAGAAGCTCATGCAGCTATCGACGACCGCGCAAATGTTGCAGCTCCCGTTCGATATTCAAGCCAAGATTTTCTTCCGCTCGGCGGAGGCCATGAACATCGACCCGCGGGA